GAGAAATACCATTACGGTGAAACACCAAGTATCTTAAAAATTTGACCACTACTCTAAAAACTCCCCAGTGCGAACACCGGTTAAAAAATAATAGTGTAAATTTAAAATCTACTATAACTGATGTTCCCACTCAAAAGAGTGGCCTGCGATGGTCCCGCAGGTCTTTTAAAACTGAACTACTCTAATAAGTCCAATAGCAAGGGGCGTTGGTAAAGAAAAATAAAGAAAAATCTTCCCCAATTGCTAAATATTCGTAAAATTGATTGAAACTTCCAACAGAACAATCTGCTTGATAGGAAGTGAGCCATTCATTTTCACGACTAGAGTAATCCAGGTCGATTCCATTTTTGACATTTAAATTACGTGCGAACCCAAATCGCACTGGTCTATAAAATGGAATCTCATATTCTATAGCGGCATTCGTACTTATCGCAGTAACGGCAGAACCGTCCCATAAATTCGAATTCCTGTTAAGAACGTTTGCGGCAACTACAGAACTAGTGTTTGTTCCCGTGTAAGGTTGAGCTACAGAGAAGTTAATATCATACGCTGTTGCTAAGCCCTGATAACGGGTAGCTGTTAGAACTGATCTCGCGCTAGCATTATGTCCAATAAGACAGTATTTCTTGCGGAGAGAACCCCGATAGCCAGTATAAGCGCGTATCAGATAATTAAGGAGACAAGTGAAAACTTGATTATCTGTATTAGCGCCGAAACGACCTACGGGATCCGTGCCATTATGAAAAGGAAAAGGACTCTTTCGTAAAATAAAAGTTCCAAGCTGAACAAAGTTTTGCCCAGTTGGATTTTCGCCACTAATGGTATGTGTTGCAACCAAATTGTAACGTTTAAGTAGAGTCCTGAAAGATTGTATATTTTCCCCGAAAAAGACTTTTTGTTTCATCTCGAGAAGAGAAGGAATGGGAGGTGCTGAAATGCTAGTAACATTTTCCGATTCAGGAGCATTCTCTCCTTGCGAAGAAGGATCGAATTCTTGAACATCAGATTGTGCTACAAAAGCTTTAGCTTTTTGCATTTCAGAAGCTAAAGGAGCTGCCACCTCAAAGTCATCACCAGCCGAAACAGAAACCAAGACTTCAATAGGATCTGTAGCAGATGGATCGGGGGCATTGAGTTCATTAAGAACCCAAACTGCTAAGAAACCATTACTTGTATCTAAATGACCACTCATAGTTGTAGCCCAGGCTGCATCTGGTCGAGCAGTATCAGTAAAAGATGGTTTGTGTGTCTCTGTTCCCATCTCAGCAGGAGTCATTGTTGTCAATTTATAAGGCTCAGCTTGGGCCCAAGGAAATTCAACAGTGACATCCATACCTGCAGATAAGTCTACTACCTTCTGAAATGCTACATTATAAGAATCGGCGTTAGTACAAATTGATGTACCATACGGATCATAAACAATCCTTACTCGTCCTCTATGAAAACGAGAAGCAATGAATTGAAATCGAAATTTTAATGTACCACTCCAATATCTAAAAGGTGTAGAAACAAAGGAAACAGTAGTGGGATGATTAATTTCATAAGCTGGAGGTCCAACTACGGATTGATAAGTCTCAATGCGGGGTGTCACACACGCTGCAAAAAGACATGTTTCATGTGCATCCGTTGTTAACCAAGTAAACCTAGTAAAATATGATTCACGTTTTGCTATATTAGCAATCGACATCTCATCAACATCACCAAGACCTACAGTACGCGGATCTATGGTTAACTCCTGTTTCGCATCCAAGGTAAGCCTATCAGCCACATCTTTTATATTAGTGTTGGCTAAATTAGCTAATGGTCGCGGTCGTACAAAAGTTGGTTGATCGAGAATGACAGGACGTGAAAAACCAAATAATTTCGC